GATTTAAAGCCGAAGGTATACCTGAAATTGCCATAGGTGTAGGGGTTAACTCTGGTGTGTGCATAGCAGGAAACTTTGGGGCTACCGATAGGTTTGCTTTTAGCTTAATAGGTGATCCCTGTAATGTCGCGGCTCGTTTAGAATCAAGCACTAAGGTAGCCGGTGTAGGCACACTAATAGGCGAAGAAACTGCAAAGTATTCTTGCTATCCTTTAAAGGAATTAGATCCAATAGAAGTAAAGGGCAAGGCTAAAGCTTTAAAAGTTTACACTTGGGAAGAAACGTAGTTTAAGCATTACGTTTACGTGCGTTTTTATCTCTAGCAAAAGATCTATTGTTGCTTGCTGATATTACTCTAGTATTTCTTGGGTTGTTATTTCTAGGGTTACCATCAACATGATGAACGTCTTTACCATCACCTACTGCTGCAGTACCGTTGCGTATAGCGTTTCTTCTAGCAGCATTACGTCCAGCTCTTCTTTTTAGTTGTTCCGGTGTACCCTGGTATTTTCTGTATTCGTTTTTGTAGTTACGTCCCATTATCCTTTTGCCTTTTCTTTAGCTTTTTTAGATAAGTCTTTAAAGTGAAATAACTTTACACTTGTTTTAGTGTGAGATTTATTTGTATGTAGACTTCCATTAGGCATTTTATGAGAATTACCTTTGTACAAAGTACCGTCTTTTTTATAATGTTTTACACCTTTCATAATTTATTCCTGTTGTTTTGACCGACAGATTTTGGCCTTAAATTTAACGTTTGTAAGTGCAACTATTGTTTTTTATTAGCTTCTATCTTATCAGTAATTAATCTATTTAAATAGAACTGAGCTTTACGTAAGTCTTCTAATTTATTTTTATGGGGATATCTCCATAAATATTTAAATATATTACCGCGCAGCCAACCTTCGTATTGTTCAAAAGACATTGCTGCTTTAATTGCGTCAATACATTCTATAGACCCCTGGTTAGCGTAATGTAATGGTTTATCTACAGGGTCATTTTTTTGTGTCATATTTTGTACCTAAACAATGTTGCTCTATAAATAATATATAGTCTACTAAAGGTATAGACTCAAGTTCAAATCTTTCTTTAGTACAGGTATTTACATTTTTAAAATCTTGGGTTAACCAAAAGCTATCTTTACATCCAGCTAATACGTATGTTGGTACGTTGTGTTGCAGCTGTTTTGTAAGCCAAAGTTCTTGTTGTGCGCTTAAGTTAAAAGCCATTTTAGAAGTTTGTTTTTTAGGGGCTTTATATTTATATTTGTATTCTACAAAACAATTGCCAGCAGGACCACTGTAATACGTATCTGCTACTCCACCATGGTAGGTATCGTTTATCTTCCAACGATAAATCTTACAAGATAAGACTCTGTGTACTCTGTTAATGAGTTGACGTTCATTCACAGCTCTAAGAGTAGCATATAAGTATTTAAATTATATATTTATTTCTGTGTTTAAGTTTGTACACGAAGATGCCAAGGATAGGGTATGAAAAACCCCGTAAACACCTCCGTGTACGCACTATAAAAATTATTTACTTAATCCCTCATAAATAACTTTAGCTTTTTCATAATCTTCGTCGTGAACCCATCCTTGATTTTGGACAGAAAGATTATGAAACTTTTGAGCAGCTCGATTTTGTGTAGAAACAGACGTAATCTTCCACATAGAAGAGAACCTATCTCCACCTAGTTGTTGAAGTTGTGTGTTCCATTCTCGAGATACTCGTAACTTAGATGATGAAAAATCCATTATAAACGGACTTAAATCTAAGGCCCCTGTTTCTTCGTTCTTACGAAGAAGCATATGGGACTGGGTTTGGATAACTTCGTAGTCGTCTGCAGCTCCATCTAAAGAAGCAATCTTTTCAACTGCCTCTTGTGAAGTTGGGACTGTTCCAATTAAGCCTCCACCTTTTTCACGTTTACGCCATATAACAAAGTCTTCTTTAAAATGTACGTTAATAACGTATATCTCTTGGAATAACTGATTAGTTACAGTGTTTAACAAGTAGCCGGGTTTGGCTCCTTTAACGTACGCATCGTGACTTTCATCCACTTCATTGTTCATTTGTTGCAACAATTTTATCCGTGGTATTTGTATATGATCAGTAGTAACATTTTCGTTACCAAGACCAACTGACTTTGTAGCATGAGCAGGTACTGTAGTAGATACTAAAGACACTGCTTTTTTATCGTCTTTGTCAGACATTTTCGTCGTCCTTTTTTCATGGTTATTGTTTAGACCTAAAGTTTATTCGGGTCAGTTCAGTTGCTTTGACACCAGGAACGTCTAAGTTCATGGATCGCAGCTCTCTATAGGCAACGGCAGACATACGTTTTTGTAACAACTCAAATTGTCCAGTATCTCGAACATGACGTTGTACAGCTTCCCAGTCTTCCACTGTAGGTACAATTTCTTTTTTCAAAGACACGGTACATACATCATTGCCGACTCTATCTACACCTTGCTGGTCTAGTTTTGTCATCAATGTTGCTTCTAGTTCTCGTTGAGATCTTTTCAGTTCGTTTTCTTGTTCTTGCAAACTTTTAACTTCTGTTCTAATAGAATAAAGATCATCTAATAATTCATTTATAGTTTTTTCTAACACTATGCTGCCTCCTGTGCGTATAGTTTAGTTAATACATGTAAAAGATTTTCCATCTTGCCTAGCTTTCCATCTAGCTTTTCATACACTTGCTCCTCCCAGGTATTACGTGCTGTAATTAATATTGTTTCAGTCTTTTGAGTTTGACCAGCCCTATGTATCCTACGATTAAACTGTTGGAAATGCTCAGCATTATAAGTAGGACTACACCAAATGCATGTTGTAGCTTTAGTAAGTGTTAAACCGTGACTCGCAGATTGAGGATGAGCAAACAAGACTTGAATTTGTCCTGCTTGAAACCGTTGTACTATATCTTTACGTTTATGTGCGGGTGTATCACCGTCAATTATTTCATAACTTATTTTCTTTTTATCAGCTAGAGCGGTTAACGCATCACGCTCGTGTTTCCAATTAAAAGCTACTAAGCTGTGTTTGCGAACAGCAACTAAGTCTATGACCATGTCATGACGTTGTTGGTGGAAGTATTGAACTTTACCTTCTTCATCATACACACCGCCTGAGACAAGTTGTAATAACTTTTTAACCCTGGCTCCGGCATGAACTGCATTTATAGTGCCCATCTTAGTGTACAATACCGATGAATCCTGAAGAGTTTTGTACATCTTTTGCACGGCAGGTGTAAGGTCTGTATATAATGTTCTTGTGACATTGTCAGGTAAATCAATACAGTCTTCTAAAGCATGGCGTATGGTAATGTCACTTACCATTTGTGCTACAGTTTCTTCAATGCCTGGTTTGTCTATCCATTCATTGGCAAAACCATTAAATCTAGAAGTACAAACTTGGTTACGAAAAGAATAGTATCTAGTACCTAAACGTTTGCCGTCATCTACACATGCAGTAGGATGCCATAAATCTAATATAGTATTAGTATTAGGAGTACCAGACATAAAGATCCTGCGATCAAAATGTTCGACCAAAGCTTTGAGATGTTTAGAACGTTTTGAATCTTTGTTCTTAAACGCTGTAAATTCGTCCACAACCAAAGTGTTAAATCTTTTAAGGTATTTAGGATTTTTAAAGAGAAAGTTGACAGCTTCGAAGTTAGTAATAACCATATCGTGCTTTGTACTTTCAAATATTTTTTTGCGATTTTTAGCATATGCTACTCCACAATTAATTGAAGGTTGAAATTTAATTATGTCATCTACCCATGCTGCTTCGAGTATAGATAACGGGGCAAGAACTAATGTAACACATTTGTTTTGAACGTGGGCATCTAAAACAGAACGAGTCTTACCAGTACCTGGATCAGAAGTAATTAAACAACGTAAATTTTTAGTTATAAAGTCAGTTGTGTCTGTTTGATGGGCGTAAGGTGGGGGTGGCGCTATAATTTTTTTCATTATTTATCCTGTATTTTGTATTTGTTACTGTATTTATATTTGTATTTAGCATAGTAGTATAACTATTTAATTCCGTGTTGGCAAATAGGGTAATCTCCATTTTTATATGAACACCATCTGCAATTTGTTTTAGATGGATTAGGCATAAAAGTAGTAGCTGTAGTCATGTTTACAGCTCTGTTATGTAAAGTAGGCATAAATACCATAGCTTCATCTCGTGTATAAGCTTGCTTTTTTATTTCACCATGATCTAAATACCAGAGCTCTGTTTGTGCATGTTGCAAATCAGGGAATTTAAAAAAACTTCCTATTGCATAAGTAAGAGCTTGCTGTGCATGACTTATTTCATTACCAAACATTTTGCCTGTTTTATAATCAATAACTCGTGCTGAAGTAGGTGAGTCGTGCAAGATAGCATCAAGCTTTACTCTTGCCCAAACATCTTTTGCCATCCAAGCGCATGGTTGCCAATCAATTGTAAACCCCCATTCACCTTCTAATTCTGTTTTATCTAGTTCATACATATCACGTAAATGTATAAACTCGTTTTCAAATTTATTAAGTTCAATAGGGAATTCTTTTAACTTACCACTTACATAGTCTTCAGCTAGTTGATGTATGACTGTGCCACGTGCAGCTGCAGGGCCATAATCTTCTTGTACGCGTTTAACTTTAGCTATATAAGAACGATAAGCACAGGTTTCAAATGTTTTGAGGGTCGAGTGCGACCAAGCAGGTATAAGTCCTAGCTCCTCTGGGGTCTCGGGCTGGATTACACTTTCCAGATCCGGACGCTTGGTTTGTACAAGCTCTACCATATAATTACTTAATGTGCAGTTTTCCTGTTTATAAGTTCCATATCTTTAGCGTCAAAATGTTCTAACGTTAAAGACTCTTGTAAATCTTCGCTTAAGACCCAAGTTAAAAACACTCCTCGAGGGGCAGAACGATTAACACCTTCGCCCATTCTCTTCCGAGTGGTTTGTATATTTAACCGACTCATAGCTTTTGTAAAGTCTCTTACAGATAATGTTTTACGATTGTCTGTTAATACATCATACACTAATTTGAAGTGTTGCATAGGTATAACCATTTCTTCACCTATTGTAGCAACCCAATTTTTAAGATAACGTTGTGCTGTACTTATTCCTCCGGCGTCAAACGTGTTTGTAAGAGGTATATCTAATATCTCAATAAAGTATTCTAAGTTGTTGAGCTTTATAGCATTTGCAAATTCTTCTAATACAGACATAGACACTAATTTCATGTTTCTTTTAGCATCGTTGTCTAAAGCAGTATGAGCCATACGTTCATCTACTTTAAAATTTTGCAGTAAACCAGAAAAGGTATACAGTTCTTTTTCTAACATGTCTAACTTTGTAAGTAATTCAGGCATAGTTTTATCTAGCTTACGTTCTTGCCTGGGAGCTACATTGTAACGCCGATCACCATCTTCTATTTTAACGGCATCTGCTCTGTTAGTAAGGAATATAAAATTACAATAACTTGGCAGCTCAACTTGATTTGTACGCATTGCACGAACTGTTAATGTTGGTTCAGTAATTTGATGTTTTAATTTATCAGCCATACGACCAGTATTTCCTGAGTCGCTCATTCTAAATTCATCAACTACTAAAAACAAAGCTGTTCGCATATATAAGTTGTATTGTTCTTCTATATTTTCTAAAGCTCGCATGGGAACTTGAGCTTCTCCAAACAAAGGTTTAAGTACTTTGTGTACAAACAGGCCCTTACCAGTCCCTGGTACGCCTGTAAATATCCATGCAGTCATGGTTTTACGTTTGTTTTGATATATATAAGCTAACCAATTAATAAAATGTTCTGTTTCAGTAATACCTCCACCTAATATTTGTTGCATTAATTTATAAATAAAAGGTATGTGGTTTTCAAATACTTGTGTTTCACCATATTCTACTTCAGGTAACTCTTGTCCTGGTTTTAACATGTATTGCGTTTTTCTAAAAAGATTGACATAGTATGGAGCTTTGTCCATTTGTATACCTACATCAGAAGCAGGGTTAAATACAACTTGTGCATCAGCTACAAAGTCCGGCATAGGACGGTTGTGTGTACGCATAAAGCCTTCTAAAGAACCTTTTTGCGTAGGCATTAAAGGAAAGTCATCAGTAAATTGTTCTTTGTTTTTATCAAAGATACCGTTATAAAAAGTATCTGTATAATAATCACGTAAGACTATTGGTCTGAGATCTTTGCCTCCTTCCATTTCTTTTGCAAAGACTTCGAAGATGCTTTTGTAAAAGTCTGGATCGGCTTTTTGTATTTCAAATACAGGCTCACCTTTAAAATTGTACATATAGTGAGGGTTGGTAAGAATAAAGTAATAGGCACCGCTATCTCCTCCATTAATATTACAGTTAACATAAGGCTCACTTACCCTACAGATTTCTATTGTCATTCGATCTGGGTTTTGCAAAACTTCCTGAGACTCGCCTCCTATATTAACTGTTGTAATACGTTCGCGTTTCTTAGTAAGTCCTGCTCTTTTACGTAAGCCATCTTTTATTTGTATTCCTACGTTATGAACTTTCTCTGGATTAACGTCCTTTAACAAAGGGCTAATGTCCACGGTCGGTTCACCACGAGTAATACATACAAATCTTTCACCTGCTATAGGGTCTTGTGCTCCACCTACAAATTTAGGTGGTGCGATATAAATAAGTTTAGAGTTATCAGCTAAGCTAACATCTAAAGGGAAAGCAATACTTTGACCATTAGCTGATAAATTTAATTGATTGGCTAAAAAATCTATTTCATAGTTTAAAGTTCTAAACCATTCTTTTAATACTTTTGGGTACACTGGATACTTAAGCAAAAAGAATAAATGCATTGAAACTTTATTACCTTTCATACCTAAAGAAGCAGACGCTTGAGCAATGTAACTAACGTTTTGAAATTCTTCAGGCATGTAAGTAACAAACTGTTCTGCAATAGTTTGTATATCAAATGTGTTTAAAGTGGATTTAGACGAAGCTATTGGAAACTCAACTCCATCTAAATCTAATACTAATAAATTTGTCTGTGCAACACGATCCGTCATCATGGCACGTGATTCATTTTTTAATTTCTTTTTAAGTAGTCCTTTGTGTAAGGCAGCACCTGATTGTGCGTACTTAATTAAAAGGCCATAAAACTTCGTAAAGCCTTCTGGAGTTTTGTCTATTTTGTGGTGGTATGAAGTAAAATTTTTAGCTAGTGGGTAAGGTTTTTTGCCTTGAAGGGATATTTCTTTTATTAATCTTTGTTTTGCCTTGAGGAAGACGACTTCCATAATGCACTCTCCTCTTTAATTTTTTTTGTCATATAACTCTTTACGGTCTATTTTTATAACAGGGTCGGCTTCAAAAGCCAACTTGACTTGTTTATTACCTAATGATGTTACAATAATTTTACAGAAAATTTCTTCAGGTTTACCGTCTTTATAAAGAACGATAGATTCGTTTTTCTTTCTTGTAAGTATAAGATTGCTCATTATTTATCATAGACCTTACTGTATCCTCCTTCGGCATCTAGTGGTAATGCTTGACACCATTCGGGGGGTATTTTCATTATAGCCATAATTTTATCTAATATAAAGTCCATATTTTTATCAGGTCCAATACAGATAATTTCATCGTGCACAGTCAATACTACGTCTACTTCAGGGACCTGAGAAGTAATGTTTAACAACTGATCTGTAATTACAATTCTTGACAAGGCTTGTACTACATTCTCACATACACGTGGACCGTGGGTACGTATTGGAGCACGACCAACGCGTTGAGTGTATAAAAAATCACCGAGATGATAATTTAAATGAGGATATTTTAAAAACATACCATTTGGTAACTCAAGTGCGTTATTAGAAATAGTTATGGGACCAAAACGATTACCATATTGAGCTCTGTCCATCATACCGTAGAGAAATTGTTTACATACATTCCATAGGCTGGTGATGTTTGGGTACATAGTTCTATACGCAGTAACAATAGATAATGCAGTTGTGTCTGTTACATCTACTGAAGGGGACCCATTACGTAGTGTGTCTTGAAAGCGATCTTTACCCATACCATAACCAAGACCTAAAATAGCTGTTTTACCAACATAACGTTCGAGTTTGTTAGCTTTTGTAATTGGACGGTTGTATATTTCTGAAGCAAATTCAGAATAAACATCATTACCTGCAGCAAACGACTCAAGTAAACCTTCTTCTTTAGCTAACCATGCAAGCATTCTAGCTTCTATATTAGAAAGATCTGCTACATACACAAGTTTACCAGGGGGAGCTTGTAATGCAGTACGAAGTTTAGAGCCCCGTGGAAGGTTTTGTAAATTTATTTTTTCTGAACCACCAAACCTACCGGTATGGGCTGCATAATAACGTAATGGAACAGAAAAAGTACCGTCTTTATTAACTGAAGACAAAAAGCGTTCGGCACGTGTTTCTTCTATACGAGATTTTACAGCTTCTCTAGCATCCCAAACGTGTTTGTACTGAGGATACATGGCCTGCATTTGTATGTAACCAGCATCTGATTTACTAAAAGCTGGTATCATTTCACCCGTTCGTGGGCTTTTCTTTGTTGGTACATTGATACCCAGAGACTCTACGTGTGCAGCAAACTTAGGTTGAGAGGCTAATGTTTCACGGTTAGTGCCACTGTCTTCTATTTTTTGTGCTGTTTCTTTTATTATTTGTTCTTTGTGGTCGATTAAAAGTTCACGGTCGAGCACTAGTTTAGGCTCTACAAACATACGTACTGTTATATCAATAAGATCTAATTCGCTTTTAGGAAAGCTATTTATCATTCTATGATATATAGCATGTGTAACATTAACGTCTTGTATACAGTAACTGGCAATTACTTTTTCTAATTCAGGATCAAGATCTCGTATACCTTTAGCAGTGACAAGTTCATCTCCTTTACGGATAGCTTTATCATCTGGGAATAAACGTATACATACATCTTTAAGCCTGGCAGATTCGTTTGGGTATAAACCACGACTCATGGCTGCAGTATCACAGTAGTATGCAGGTTTAACTTTATGTATTTGAGTCATAATATAGGCATCAAACAAAGTATTGTGGCATACAAGAGTAGTCTCTTCCCAAGGTATTTGTTCAAACATGTGTGGTATATCGTCTGGTGAAATCCATTCAGTAGGTTCGTCATTCCATTTTATACCTACGCCCCATACTGCAAACTGATCATCGTTTACGTATGCAGCAGTAGACATTTTTGTAAGAGAAAAACCTACGTCATAGAATGTTTCGTAATCTAAGACTAGTATATTCATTATTTTCTTCTTTTTGTTAGAGTTAACCAATGAGCATAATCACCCTTCTTTGCTCGCTCCCAACCGATTTTCTTACTATGAATCATGTTGAAAGCCGTACTAAGGGGGACGTATTTAAATTCTATGTATTCTGCTTGGTCATCTGCAAAAGAGAATGGTAGCTTTGTGTTACGTTTAACGTAAACATATTTTGCCATAAATACTCCTTATTTAGGCTTGACATTTATTGTAAATGCCTTATGTTAAAAATAGTAACATAATTTTTAATTTTAAACATAGGTATATATAACATGGCTACAATAGCAAATTTATTAAAAAGCGGTAACGTTGAAGGTAATCAAGCATACAAACAGTTTCCTTCAGGCGGCATGTTCGTTCGTAAAGCAACAATTACAACTGGCGCGTTAGTTATAAACGATGTGATACAGTGTCTTGACATGTTTGCAGGTGAAACATTGCATGGTATTCGCATGGCAGTAACTGATATTGATACTCACAGTTCTCCAGCAATTGTACTTGATGTAGGTTACGGTAATAGTACTACTGCTACTGCAGGTACTTCTGACGATATTGTTGATGGTTCAACTATTGGTCAAGGTGCGGGATTCGTTATAGCTAACGTATTTTCTGCAGATGAAGATGCTGGTACAGCATTTGCTGCAGGTCCATTAGACTTTGCTGCTGATGATACAATTGATGTTCACGTGCAAGTAGCTCCTGCTACAACTGCTGCTGGAACAATTACAATGTATGCGTACATAACGTAAAAGTTCTCCCGGCTCTGTTAAGTCAGAGATTAGAAAGACGGCTAGAGATAGTCGTCTTTTTTCTTATATTTTTCCAACAAAGTATTTGCTATAAAAAAACATACAAACAGTGCAAGAAAAGCTGCAGCTATATCTGTAAGCAATTCATAACGTGCTTGTTCAGCTACTAATTTAGCAAGATGTAATTCTTCTTCATGTAAGTCCATAAAATTTCCTCGGTCCTTTTGGTACTAAGTCCCATTCAGTTTTAGAGATTTTTTTACCATTGTAATAATAGATTTTATCCCAAGTTCCTTTAGCCGTATCTTGTGTAACTTCTGCTATTGAATCATTGGTATCTAACATAGCTAATACAAAATTTTGTACAATATCGTTTAATTCTGTACGAGTTAATAATTTTTTATTAGTAGTATTGTTATACCTACGACCAAGATCTAAACGTTGGTCATCATTTAATTCAATTGATAAATTAGTTTTCATTTTAGTTCCTTTTATTTTTATTATGAAGTTAGGCGTAACAGTTTTACCGAGCGTATGCGAGGGGAAACGTAGCGGTGTAATGCACGAAGTGCATTTACACAAGCGGTGGGCCTAACTTAGTAATGAAAAGATGAGATATAGATCGTGTATCTGGCAGGTGGTAGTCACAGAGCTATCCCACATTTAAAGCTTTTGACTCAACGGTCGTAACTGACCTATATCTCAAATTTAATGCTCAGTTGGATCTTTCTTCTTAGGAGTAATTCCATTTTTAGTAAGTTCTATAGTTTCAAATATATGTTGTATAAAGTCTATTAACATATCAGCATCTTCATCTGAAAATTCTATAGTTATTTTTTTAGCCATTCTATTTTCCTTAATTTAAAAGCAATAGTTTGTGAAGCTTTAGATAAATCTTTTAAATAAAACAAAAGTTGACTTTCTTCACGATGAGTAGCAAACGTATAAACTTTACCATCAGGCATTTTATGTAAAGGTTTAGTCCAAGGAACACCATTTTTTAAATAAAATTTTTGAGTAGTTTTCATGTTTTTTTAATAGATTTTAAATACATAGAAGTAAGAAACTTTTGATTATGTTTTTCATAAGTTTTTACATCTTTATAAGGAGACTGACCATAACTTGAAAGTTCTTCGCAATTTTTGTAATACATGTTTTGTAACCACAATCTGTATTTATCTTTTTGAGTATGGAATTTATTAGTCATAAGTACCCTTTAATCTATAGTAAAGCCTCCTGAATTACGAGCAAAGCTTGCAAACTCTAAACAATTTTCTACTGAGAAAGGTACTGTAGGAACTACTTCATCTTTTTCTGGTTTACGTGCCCATTCTTCTTTTCTTAAACGGTCAAGTTCAAGTTCTGCTTTTTTTAACTCACCAGTAAAGTAAGCCTTGTTTATTTGATCTGCAATATAATTAGCTTTGATGGCATTAATTTCATGTCCATCGTTAAAATGTCCACGTTCGTGGTCTTCTTCGGTTAATACTTTAGAACAAAGATTTTCACTTACATATGTCCACATAGGGTGCCACCACCAAATGTTATTACGAAAGTACACACCAGTATTAAGATTACGAAAGGTTTCTAATGCTTCCCAATGTTGTGTTTGTTCTTGTTCGGAAGGTTCTTTATCCCAATTTATGACTGGTTCTGTAGTACCTTCTTTTATTTTTGGTTGTTTTCCATGTACGTCAAATCCCATAACTAAGCCCTCCTAGGCTATTAATATATTGTATGCTTCTGGCTCATTAACTAAGAGCCAATCCCATCCTTTTAGTACTTCTTTATATTGATTAAATTTCTCGCCATTTGCAATTACTTGCCAGACTGCGAATGCATCTGGAGGCAAAATAACAGATTCGTTAGTAATTGGGTTAACAACTTTTTCATGGGTTTCACCTATTACACACACAAAAGGTGGGGCCCTAAGTGGTGTAAGTGTAGGCACAGAAATTTGTTCTTCAGCATATTCACAGCCTCTTTGCTTTGCGGCACAATAGTCGCAAAAATCAGGATAATGTTTAGCACAAGGCTTGTCGTATACTTTAATCATAATTTACTTCTTCCAATCAGGATCATATTGTTCCCATTTGGCTGTAGGTCTAGATACTTTTATATCTTTATATTTGACCTTTTTAGATTTTAAGGATAATTTTTCGTGTTTCATAGTCTTTTTCATAATAAAAAGTACAACTGAAGCAACTAAACCACCTGCCATAGCTGCAGCCATACCGCTGAAAGTACCATAAAAGCTGACCATAAGCGTTATTGTAATAAGAATATCTACTACAACATCATGACCTATAGTTTTTCTGCCACCTATTTTAAGCGCAAGCAGCAGCAGTCCTAATGCGCTGGCTATTCCGACTAAAAGCATTGTTTCTCTCCTTCCACATAAGATAAGCCATGTAACCAAATTGAATGGCTTCGATTAAAATCCACAAAACTGTGGTCAATGTACTAACAATAGTTGCATTCATTACTTCTTACTCCATAAAATATATGCACAAACACCAATTAAACACACTACAGTTATTACTGTTATAGCGTGATGTATTGTGGATGCAATTGCAATTAAACCAAGCACAGCAACAGCGCTGTACAATATTGTGTCTTTATACTCTTTTAAGAGTTTCTTACATTTGGACAACTTGACCATAAGGCGCCTCCGTAGCTTCAGTTGTTACCCATAACACAGGAAAATCAGGAGGATTCCCGAAATCA